AAAAATGGTTGAAGGATGGTAGAGAAGAGTATATGAAAGAGTGGACAAAGCAGAATAAGAAGAAAACAAAATGAATCTTGAAAAAATTCAAGAGATGTGGGCAAAGGATTCAGAAGCATTCTTTGACCATAGAGAATTACCTGAGTTACTAGCGAATGACAGTATGGAGACACCTCGTCTTCATGCTAAGTATGTGCAATTCTACAACTCATTCAAACTGATGCTGTCAGAAGCACAAGTTAAAAAGAATGTATTGTATAGGACGAAGTGGGAATACTACTCAGGCAAAGCATCGTCAGAAGTATACAGAGAAAATCCTTTTGACCTCAAAATACTGAAGGGTGACCTAGATGTATACATTAATAGTGACCCAGATATATGTAAGGCAAACCAGAAAATAGACTACCTAGAAACTTGTATAAATTGTATTGATAGGATACTTAAACAGATAGACTCGAGAGGGTTTGCGATTAAGAATACTATGGACATTATCAAGTATTATGGTGTTAGATGATAACAATCTCAAAAAAGAATGAGGTTTATCTACGAGTTGAAGGAGAGCAACACTTACACAAAGAGTTAAGTGAATTCTTTCAGTTTGATGTTCCAGGTGCAAAGTATATGCCTCAGTATAGGAGGCGATTCTGGGACGGTAAAATTAGATTATACTCACCAGGCACAGGTGAGATATATGTTGGTCTCTATGATTATCTGACAGATTATCTAGAGGAGAAGGGGTATGAGTTTACCCTTAAAGACTCAAAGTATTATGGACTACCCAACGAGGAAGAAGATTATGTCACACCTGAGGGGATTGCGACTTTTGTTAAACATCTACGGTTACCTTTCAAGGCAAGAGATTACCAACTCAAAGCAATATACCAAGCGATTAAACAACGTCGCAAACTTTTATTATCCCCAACGGGCTCAGGAAAATCCCTCATCATCTACGGATTAGTTAGATGGCATAGAGCAGCGCAGAGAGATATACTTATTATTGTGCCTACCACATCATTGGTATCACAATTAAAACAAGACTTTAAAGACTATGGATGGAATGCTACTGACAACGTCCATGAGATTATGGCGGGAAGGGAGAAACATACAGAAAAACCAGTTGTCATCTCTACATGGCAGAGCATATACAAAGAAAAGAAAACTTTCTTTGAAAAATTTGATGTGGTTATAGGTGATGAAGCACACTTATATAAAGCAAAGTCACTGACAGGTATACTTGCTAAGTGCCATGACATTAAATACCGCGTTGGTTTGACAGGGACACTGGATGGTATGGAATGTCATCAGTTAATATTAGAAGGTCTCTTTGGTAGATGCGATAGGGTGACAAGCACAGCAGACCTCATGAAAAAGGGACAACTTACACCACTCAAGGTGAAGATATGTCTGCTTGAGCATGGTCATGTGCCCTTTGATGTATACCATCAGGAGATAGATTACCTAGTATCTCACCCTAAACGTAACAATTTTATATGCAATCTTGCAATAGATGTATCAGGCAATACATTAATACTGTTTAACTACGTCGAAAAGCATGGTGAACCTTTATGGGAGATGCTAAATAGTAAGGTATCTGAGGGGACTAAGGTCTTCTTTATACATGGCGGTGTTGATGCTGTAGCACGTGAAGAAGCAAGGAAGATTTGCGAGAAGGAAACCAACGCAATCATACTAGCATCTTATGGCACGTTTTCAACAGGCATAAATATCCGTAACTTACACAATGTAATTTTCGCATCACCCAGTAAATCTAGAGTAAGAAACTTACAGTCCATAGGGCGAGTTTTGAGAAAGGGGGACAACAAAGCACAAGCGATGTTGTATGACATAGCTGATGATTGCTCACGAGGTCAATCTTACAATTATACTTTCCGTCATCTTATTGAAAGAATGAAAATATATGACGAAGAGAAATTTGATTATGAAGTCACTAAGGTATCTTTCAAAAAATGATTAACTACATACGACACGACCACGAATTTTACGGAGTTGCCAAACTATCGTCTGGTGATGAGGTTATGGGTGTAATGATTGCAACTAAGGAAGAAGGTCAAACATTAGTATTTGTGCAAGACCCTGCTACTCCTAAGGAAGCACCAATGAAGAGGGGTGATGAAGTAGGTCTTGCTATAGGTTTAGTTAAGTGGATGATGTGGAGTGATGAAGAATTTTTTATTCTTCAAGAAGCAGATATTATATCAATCGCGCCCATGAGTATTGGGGCTGAGAATATGTATAAATTATGGAAAAGAAAAGAGTTAGGTCTCGATGATGATAAACATTGGGAAGTAGATATCAATAAAAATATGGGTCTCGTCGGAAAAGTTTCTGAAATGAGAAAGAAACTAGAAGACCTATGGAAAAAAGAGATATAGTTCCTGTTTCTGAACCGCTACACGGTTAGTGTACACTACATAGAGTAACCTGTCAAGCTTGACATGAATCCAGTCGTCACTTATAATTAGTGAGCGATACAAAAAACTGTATGCGTAAGATGCCCGCAAAACGAAAGCAACACTATGTAGATAACAAATTATTTCTGGCAAAGATAATCGAATATCGTCAGTCTATAGAAGAAGCTCGTCTACTAGACAAACCTAAACCTCGCATTCCCCATTATCTTGGCGAATGTTTTCTAAAGATAGCAACACATTTATCTTACCGACCAAACTTTATAAACTATATGTTTAAAGAAGATATGGTATCAGACGGTGTGGAAAACTGTGTCCAATATATTGATAACTTTGACCCAACAAAATCCAAAAACCCTTTTGCGTATTTTACACAAATAGTTTACTTTGCATTCCTACGCAGGATTGCTAAAGAGAAAAGGCAAATGGATATAAGAGATAAACTTATCGAAAAGAATGGTTACGAGCAAGTATTCCATTCAGATACTAATGATGACTCCTCTAATATGAATAGTATTAAGAGTAGAATTGAAACAAACATGCGTAATTAATGAGAGACACAATTTTATTTGGAGATTGTAGAAAGACATTAAAAGAATTTGATGAGCAAGCAAGGACTTGCATTACCTCCCCACCTTATTATGGTCTTAGAGACTATGGTGGAGAGGAAAATCAAATTGGTCAGGAGCAAACTCCCGATGAATTTATTGAGCAGTTGGTATCCGTATTCAGAGAGGTAAGAGATGTCCTCACTGATGACGGTACTCTCTGGGTTAACTTAGGAGATAGTTATTACAACTATAGACCAGGCAAAGGTCAATCATATCCTAAGCAATCTGTATCTAAAACTAAACAAGATTTACCAGATAAGTGTAATAAGAGAGGCAACAAACTAGAAGGTCTCAAAGAAAAAGATTTGATAGGTATACCATGGATGTTTGCTTTTGCAATGAGAGCAGACGGATGGTATCTAAGACAAGATATTATATGGAATAAACCTAATCCTATGCCTGAGAGTGTAAAGGATAGGTGCACCAAGTCACACGAGTATATCTTTTTGTTTAGTAAGAATAAAAAGTATTACTATAATAATGAAGCAATCAAAGAGCCAACAAATGGAGCAGTAAAGAAAACTGCTACATCAAAACATGGTAAATATACGACAGAAGAAAACGAAGCAAAACATAGACAAGGTATTCATGGTAATCGTGGACAAAATTTAATCGAAGTCCGTAGTAAATTACCAAAGCAAAAAGATTTTGTTGAGTTTCTAAGGTCTAAAACTAATGCAAAGGTATTAGCAGAGAAGGTTGACATCCCTTTGACAAAGATAGAGCATTGGTTTAGGTTTGATGAGTCTGGGTTTTCATATCCAAGTATCGAAGATTGGAAAAAGGTAAGAGAATTTATAGATGACTACGATGTAATTGATGAGGGATTGTCTTACTATGAATTGAAGACAGATGAGGTTGTTGTATCAGACAAAAAGAATAAACGCTCTGTCTGGACAGTAACTACCAAACCATATAGAGGAGCACACTTTGCTTGTTTCCCACCAGATTTAATTGAGCCTTGCATATTAGCAGGAAGTGAGGAGGGAGATATCATACTTGACCCATTTATGGGGTCAGGCACTACAGCTATGGTTGCCAAGTCACTTGGTAGAGATTACATAGGTTGCGAATTGCATGAAGATTATGGTAAACTAATAGAAAAGAGAGTGGAAGAATATCATCCAGTCGAAACAGTAAGTCCTCTAGAGGTTTTGTATGTCTAAAGTATTATTAATCACCGACCAACACTTTGGTGTTAGAAATGACAATCAATATTACTTGGAAAGATATAGATTATTCTATGAAAATATAGTTTTACCATACATTGACGAGCACGGAATCACAGAGATATTATGTCTAGGTGATACATTTGATAGACGTAAGTATATTAATTTTAATTCTCTAGATTTTACACATGACATGTGGTTTAAACCTGTAGCAGACAGGGGTATTCGTATGACATGTCTTGTTGGTAACCATGACATCTATTATAAGAATACATTAAAGGTATCATCACCTGACCTACTGCTGACACAGTATCAAAACATCAATGTAGTTAGTGAGCCTACTGAAATGACTATCGGTGGTAAGAAAATGATGCTAGTGCCATGGATATGTGAAGAGAATAGAAATAAGACAATGGATATGATTGCCAAAACCAAGGCAAAATTCTGTATGGGTCATCTAGAGTTGAATGGATTCTCTCCTGTACCTGGATATACTATGACACATGGTGATAGTCCAGACATATTTAAGAAGTTTCAGTTGACATGTAGTGGGCATTACCATATGAGAAGTAGAAGAGACCGTATTGTATATTTGGGTAACCCCTACCAATTATACTGGAATGACTATGGACATGATAGAGGGTTTCATGTCCTAAATACTGATGATTACCAACTAGATTTTATTAAAAATCCATACAACACATTCAGCAAATTATTTTACAAGGATGGTGTTGGAATTACTGACGAGGAAATAGAAAGTGTCAAAGGCACTTATGTAAAATTAATTGTTGAAGACAAAAAAGACCAAGTTGATTTCGACAATACTGTTAGACGTTTACACAAGGCAGACCTCGCAGACCTCAAGATTGTTGAGGACATGAGTTATGATATGGATGAAGATATTGATGTAGAAGTAGAAGATACACTTACCATTTTAGAAAGTTGTGTATCTGAATTTGATAATGGACATGAAATATTTGGTATCCTTAAGTCTTTATACATGGAGGCACAAGAAGTTTAATGTTTGTATTGACTGATTGTAAAACTGGTGGAGTCTACGCTGTGCGTGACGACAATAAATTCGACAGAGTCGTCCAGATTTTCGTTGACAAAGATGATGCTGTACGTTATTATGAAATGTTGAAGGACAATGATTATCCACGCAAGTTAGACGTCAGATTCATGGAAGAAGAAGATGTTAAAATGAGTTGTAAAAATTATGGATATAAATTTTCTGTCATAACACCTGATGACATAGTCATCCCACCAAAAAATTCATGATTGCACTTATAGTCATCGCTGTATTGATTGCAGCAACAGCCTTTTTAATTCGTTACTACGACCCTCATAATTAATGATTGTTTTTGAAGAGATTAAGTGGAAGAATTTCCTGTCTACAGGTAACTCTTTTACTGAAGTCAAGATTGATGATGCACCCTCACATTTAATCCTAGGGTCTAACGGAGCAGGAAAATCTACTTTGCTTGATGCATTGTGTTTTGTCCTGTTTAATAAACCGTTTAGAAAGATTATTAGAAGACAACTTATCAATAGCATTAACGAAAGAGAATGTTTAGTTGAGATTAAGTTTTTCATTGGTAGTGTCAAGTATAAAGTTATACGAGGTATCAAACCAAATGTCTTTGAGATATATCGTAATGGTCAGTTGCTTGACCAAGATGCAGCAAACAAGGATTACCAGACATATCTTGAGAAAAGCATCCTCAAGTTTAATTTCAAATCTTTTACTCAGGTTGTTATTCTGGGGAGTAGCACTTTTGTGCCTTTCATGCAACTTACTGCTCCAAATAGAAGAGAAGTTATCGAAGACCTCCTTGACATACAAATTTTCTCGAGGATGAATCTGCTCCTTAAGGACAGAGTTAAGGATGTTAAAGACACACAGAAAGAATGTGAGCACCTGATGCAGATAGCAGAGCAACAAGTTGCTATGCAGACGAATACTATCAATAATATGGAGAAGATGAATGATGATTATATGAAAAGACTACATGACCAGTTTGATGAGAATGAAAAAAGAGTAGCAGAGTTACAAGAAGAGGTAAAAAATAAGAAAAAACTGATAGAAGAGTATGGTTTGAAGGTGAATAACATGCCTGATAACCAAAAGTTGCACGAAGAGTTGAGAGACATGCGTGCAAAGATTAAAAGTAATCTAAAACGTGCACAAAAAGAGGTAGCATTCTATAAATCTAACGATGAATGTCCCACTTGCACACAAAATCTGCCTGCAAAACTCAAGAAAAAGAATGTGGCAGCAGCAGAAGAGAAAGTAGAGAAGATGACAGGTGGTTTAGACGACATTACTGTCAAAATTAACGATTGTTTTCAAACAATTAAGCAACAGAAGGAAACTTGTGACAGAATTACTGCTATACAGACAGAAATTCTCAGTCATCAGAGGGAAACTGAGAGTCTTCTTATAAAATCACAGAAGATTTTGACTGACACACAGGCAGAAGCACCTGATGTTATGAAAGAAAAGACAAAACTGTCAGAATTTGTTAAAAATCAGGTAAAAACTGCTAATGACTGTGCAAAAGTCAACCATGAAGCAGACAATTTAAAAACTGTCTCCTCTTTGCTCCGAGATGGTGGTATTAAGAGTAGAATAATAGCGAAGTTTATCCCAATTATTAACCAACGAATAAATAAATACCTACAAAGCATGGACTTCTTTGTCAATTTCACACTTGACGAAGAGTTTAATGAGATTATCAAGTCTCGTTTCCGTGATGAGTTTTCATACGCATCATTCTCTGAAGGTGAGAAGCAGAAAATTGATTTGTCCCTCCTGTTTACGTGGAGAGACATAGCAAAGATGAAAAACTCTGCTGCAACCAACCTGTTGATACTGGACGAGGTGTTTGATTCATCTCTGGACAGTGCATCGACAGAAGAATTATTTAAAATTCTTAGAGGATTAGATTCCAAGACAAACTTCTTTGTAATTTCACACAAAGGTGACATATTATTAGATAAATTTGACACCACCTTACGTTTTGAGAAGGTTAATGATTTTTCAAAGGTAGTGACCGATGACGACACCTAACTGGCAACACCATTCTAAAAAAGAAAAGAAACGACACCTAAAACCACAGGCATTGCGTCAAGCAAGGAAACGACGCAACCAGTTAATAAAGTGTCTACTCAACCGTCCCAAGGGGCGGTTTTCGTGTAATAATGAAGTATATCAAACGAAGCACACATGTCTAATCAAGAAGTAAAAGGTAACCTCGCAAGACTCCTCGCAACAGAAAACCTCACAGTAGAGCACAAAGTTTGTCAGACTGCATCCTTTGACACAGAAAAGAGAATTCTTTCTCTTCCTATCTGGGATGTATCCGACCACGTATATGACATGCTTGTTGAGCATGAGGTAGGTCATGCATTGTTTACTCCTAATGAAGACTGGGAAGAAGTATTGAAGGATGTCCCCAAGTCTTTCCTCAACGTGACAGAGGATGCTCGTATTGAGAAGTTGATGAAGCGTAAGTTTCCAGGCGTAAACAAAGATTTCTATAGAGGTTATGAAGAGTTGCATGAAGATGACTTCTTCAGTGTAAAAGACGAAGACCCAAACCAACTACACCTTATTGACAGAGTAAACCTTCACTACAAGATTGGTGCTCACTTTATTCTTCCATTTACAGACGCTGAGATACCTCTCAGAGACGCTGTAGGACGTGCAGAATCATTTGACGATGCAATTCAGTGTGCAATCGCTATTTACGAGCACGAAAAGAGAGAGCAAGAGAAGGAAGAATTGCAGTCACCAGAGCAAGGTAACGCAAATGTAGGTATGACTCCTGACTCTGTTGAGCCTGCTCAAGGTCAAGGTCAAGAAGTTGAGCAAGAGTCCAAACCACAAGGAAAGAGTGATGCTGACCAAGAAGAAGAAGGTAAGAATGAAGGTGAAACTGAAGAGGGTGAGTCACCACTACCTATGGGTGGTTATGAAGGTGGCAACTTGTATGCTAAAACCGATGTATCTCTAGAGGAAAAACTAATCGAGAAGACATCTCACTCTGAGTATCACGCAACAAAATACATCGAAATGCCTGAGTTGGATGCAAGTGCACATATGTCTTCACCTGACTGGGTTGTAGACAAGTGTGAGGAATACTGGGCAATGGATAGATTCACTAACCCTGAGCATGAATACTATCAAGCAATCGACTGGTCTTTTGTTGACTCAGAATACAGAGAATTCAAGAAAAAGATTGGACGTGAGGTTTCATACCTAAACAAAGAGTTTGAAATGAAGAAAGCAGCAACATCCTATGCACGTGCTTCTGTTTCTAGGACTGGTGTATTGGATACTAAGAAACTTTTCTCATACAAATACAACGAAGACATCTTCAAGAAAGTAACTCGCACTACTGATGGTAAGAGTCACGGTCTTGTCTTCATCCTAGACTGGTCTGGGTCAATGCATGAGTGTATTCTTGACACAACCAAGCAACTTCTATCTCTTGCACTCTTCTGCAGAAAAGCAAAGATTTCTTTTGAAGCATTCTGTTTCGCAAGTGATACTGGTGAGCATCTTCCTGCTGACTATGATGACATCAAGTATAGTAAGAGTCAAAAAGACAATACAATCTATGTGCCTGCTCACTTCTGCCTACAAGGTCTATTCAACAGTAAGCAAAACAACGCTGACTTTGAAAAGTCTGCTCTAACTATCTTCAGAATTGCATCTGCTATCACTTACAACAGATACTACAGAGGATTCTATGACAGACCAAACGTCCCAGATACAAGTGTAGTCCCATCTATTCTTTCTATGGGTGGCACACCACTAAACGAATCACTATGTGTGCTCAATCACTACATCCCTAAATTCAAATCAAAGTATGGAGTAGAGAAAGTAAATGTTGCTCTACTAACTGATGGTGAAGCACAGTGGTCACGTAGATGGACAACCATTGACTACAGAGACGGTCAGCACAAGACTCTTACTTGCATCGAGCAAAACACTCAACTACGTCATCGTAAGAGTGCTAAGACATTCAACACCGAAGGTGCATACAAGTTGACTGAAGCATGTCTACGCTACCTAAAAGCATGTCATCCTTACGTAAACTTCTTGGGTTTCCGTCTAGGCACTACAAGAGATATCTTTTACACTCTTGACAGATATGTAGAGCGTGATAGACTTGAAAAGATGAGAAAAGTATGGAAGAAAAACAGAGCAGTCGCTTGCGAAGTTGCAGGATACGATGAGCACTACTTCCTATGCACTAAATCTATGAATGATGATTCAACATTCGATGTTGATGAGGAAGCTTCAAATGCAGAAATCAAAAAAGCATTCCAGAAATCACTCAAGGTTAAGTCAAACAACAAATCAATCTTATCCTCATTTATTAAACAGATAGCATGAATGTATTTGCAGTTGACGATGACCCTGCCAAGGCAGCATTCCAACTGCCTGACAAACACATCGTCAAGATGCCACTAGAGTGTTGTCAAATGCTCAGTATTGTATACAGTAGTTGGTATCATAATATAGGTCACGTATTCAAAGCGGATGGCACTCCTTACAAAACAGAGAAGGGTGCTTTCCGCAATCACCCATGTACAAAATGGGTTGCAGAATCCGACCACAATATCCAGTGGTTAATTCAGCATGGTATTTCTTTGTGTAACGAGTATACATATAGATACGGAAAGACGCACTCATGTGAGAGAAGTATAACATTAGCAGGATTACTATATTCATACGGTTGCCCAGATAAACATACTCCATTCGCACGTGCGATGCCTGACGTATTCAAATATGATGACACCATAGACACCATCACTGCATATCGTAGATATGTTGCAAGTAAACCTTGGGTTAAGGACAACTACCTGCGTGTGCCAGATAGAAAACCGTCATGGTTAAGCTTCACAGATGCTCTGAGTGTAGTATAATTTAAGTATACACATCAGAGAAACAATTATGCCTTTCGAGCCAGTCGCAATGACCACAGACGATGCAAGAGACTATCTTGCTAACAAATTTGGAGAGCAAGTAAACACACAGCAACTGCTACAAGCTGCTGACCACTTCGGTTGCTCCTACGCTACAATCAAAAAACGCTTGAAGTCATACAAGACTGGCATTGGCAAGTGGAATCTCACTGTAGCAGAAGTGCGTGAGCAACTAGAGACTCAAGTGTCAGAAGTTACAACACAATCACTTGTGCCATCCAAGGATGCAAACTATGTGCCCTTCGGTAACTACTCTGACATCAAGAAAATTATTCAGTCCAAGATTTTCTACCCTGCATTCATCACAGGTATGTCAGGTAACGGTAAGACTTTCGGTGTAGAGCAAGCATGTGCAGCACTAGGACGTGACTTGATTCGTGTCAACATTACAGTTGAGACTGATGAAGATGATTTGATTGGAGGTTTCCGTCTTGTCAATGGAGAGACAGTATGGCACAACGGTCCTGTAATCGAAGCACTCCAAAGAGGTGCAGTCCTACTTCTTGACGAGATTGACCTTGCATCTAACAAGATTCTATGTCTACAATCTATCCTAGAAGGTAAAGGTGTTTACCTTAAGAAGACAGGTGTGCAAGTAACTCCTGCTCAAGGATTCAATGTCATCGCTACTGCTAACACAAAAGGTAAGGGTAGTGAAGATGGTCGTTTCATCGGCACAAATGTCCTCAACGAAGCATTCCTTGAGAGATTCCCTGTAACTTTCGAGCAAGAGTATCCTTCTCCTAAGACTGAGGTGAAGATGCTTCACAACTACTGCAAGGAGTTGGACTGCTGTGACGATGCATTCATCAAGAATCTTGTTGCATGGGCAGACATGATTCGTAAGACATTCAAAGATGGTGGTGTTGATGAAATCATTTCTACACGTCGTCTTGTCCACATCATTCGTGCATTCAGTATCTGGGGTAATCGCTTGAAGGCAATCAAAGTATGTCTCAATCGTTTTGATGATGAAACAAAAGCATCATTCCTTGAATTGTATGATAAGATAGATGGTGAAGTTGACCTTGACAATATCTTAGCAGACTGATATTATGAAGTATAGAGAAAAAGAATTTATCGAGGAGTTAACACAGTATGTCTCCTCGACATACGGATTGCACTATTCATCAGGTGATGATAGTATCCAAACTCTCGATTTGATTGAAGCATGTGGTGACGCTGAAGCATTCTGTAGAAGTAACATTCTAAAGTATGCTTCACGTTATGACAAGAAAGGAAGTGCTAGACAAGACCTTCTAAAGGTGCTACACTATGGGTTATTACTCATGCACTTTCACACAAAGACTCACGCCAATTACGCAGCAGTAAACTTTGCAGCACAAGATTATTAATTATGCAAGAAGCACCTAAGACAGTAAAACTTAGTAAGCAAACCGTTTCCTTCCTTAAGAATTTTTCAACTATTAATAAGTCTATTCTTATTAAGTCAGGAAACTTTATTGACACTATCTCAGTAAACAAGAATATTATTTCTTTTACTGATATTAAAGAATACATCCCTGTAAACATGGCAATCTATGACTTGCCACTGTTTCTAGGAGCACTCTCATTGTTTGAGACACCTACACTTTTCTTTCCTGACGACAAGAAAGTAATCATCTACGATGAGAATACAAAAGGTAAGACAACTTACTATTATAGTGACCCTGATATCATACCTACAGTCCCTGATTTCAATCCTGACTTGCCTGGCAAAGAGATTCACTTTGACTTGCCTCAGGCAGACATAGCACAACTATTCCAAGCAGCAAGAGTGTATGGTGTAGAAGATTTATGCATCTATGGACATGAAGGTGAGTATAGTATTTGTGTTAAAGATAAAAAGAATGATACATCTAATGTATTCTCTCTACCATTGCGTAAAGTTGTCTTTGAAGACCCTGGCAACGCAGATGCATCACGTCGTAACTTCTGTTACTGCTTCAAGGTTGAGAATCTTAAACTGATTGAAGGCACGTATCACGTTTGTATCAGTAATAAAAATATTGCAAACTTTAATTCACTGAATTACTCATCTCTTAACTACTATATTGCTCTCGAGCCTTGATAGAAGTTATTGATGATTTTCTAACCGCATCATACCACGAAGAGATATTAAATTTTGTCTCTAGTGGGTCGATGATGTGGCATTATTGTCCCAACATAACCTCTGATACTGGTAATGACTTAGGGCATGAGGGTTTCTCTTCTTTGTTAGTAGATTCAAACCACCATGTCCCTCCTAGTCCTCTGGTATCTTTAATTATGCCATGTCTATTTCAGATTAAAGACCATTTAGATTCTCCTAAAATCTTAAGGGCAAGACTAGACATGACATTATATCATCCATATTGTATACCTCATAAAGAGCATACAGATATGGAGATTCCTCATTACTCTGCTGTATATTATCTCAATAACAGTGATGGTAATACCATTATTGGAGACAGAGAGGTTGCACCCAGAGCAAATCGTGTGGTAGTATTTGATGGAGACATTGTCCACAACGGACATTCTCCCTGTGAGCACCACAATCGCATTATTATTAACTCAAACTACGATGTCAGATAAATTATTTCTTTGGGTAGAGCAGTATCGTCCAAAGACTATTGAAGAATGTATTTTACCTGACTCTACTAAGAAAGTATTTGAAGGATTCCTTAAACAAGGAGAGATTCCTAACCTACTTTTGAGTGGAGGTGCAGGAGTTGGTAAGACAACCGTAGCTAAAGCGTTATGTAATGAATTAGAGACAGATATTCTGGTCATTAATGGGTCAGATGAGGGTAGATTTCTAGAGACAGTCCGTAATACTTGTAAGGTATATGCATCTACCGTATCTCTAACTTCAAAAGCAAAACATAAAGTAATTCTTATTGATGAAGCGGACAATACTACACCTGATGTGCAGTTATTGCTTCGTGCTTTGGTAGAAGAATTTCAAAAGAATTGTAGATTTATTTTCACATGTAACTACAAGAATAAAATCATTGCACCTCTACATAGTAGGTGCTCTGTTATTGATTTTCAGACACCGTCAGCAGAAAAACCACAGATTGCAAGGACTTTCTTTACTCGTATCAAAGATATCCTTGACCTTGAAAAAATAAAGTATGAAGATAAAGTTGTCGCTGCTGTAGTCCAAAAGTATTATCCTGATTTTAGGAGGACACTTAATGAATTACAAAGATACTCCTCTAGTGGGAGAATTGATACTGGGATTCTTGGGAATAGTAACGATATACACATTGCTAGCCTTAACACTTACTTGAAAAAGAAAGAGTTTACCAACATGAAAAAGTGGGTGTCACAAAATATGGACAATGACCCCATTGACATCATGAGAAAAATATATGATAATGTATACAATACACTAGAGGGTAAATCTATACCCGAAGCAGTGTTAATCATCGCTGAGTATCAATACAAAAGTGCATTTGTAGTTGACCAAGAGATTAACATGGTGGCATTCCTAACTGAAATTATGATGAGGTGTGAATTCAAATGAAGGAGTTTAATTATGACTTTAACTACAAAGAATTGGATTTTACAGATGAGGAGACTCGTAAACTCTATCGTATTGGAAGAGGAGAACAGGGAGTCCTTCTGGTTCGCCCTTATACTAATGATATATGTGCTCATTGGAGGTTTAAGACACCAGAAATAGCACAACAGAGTG